ACCGGCTCGGCCCCCTCGTCGCAGCGTGCGACCTGACGGTGCTGACGTGACCAAAGAGTCGACGATCCAGCGCAACGTCGTGCGGCTCATCATCGCGCGGGGTGGTCACGCCATCGTGACCCGCCCACCCGGCGTGCCAGCCGGTACGCCCGATGTGGTCGGCGTGTACCGTGGCAGGTCTATCGGGATCGAGACCAAGAAGCGCGCCGGCATCGACGCCAGCGAGATCCAGTTGGCGCAGGGGCGCCGCTGGCAGCGAGGCGGCGCCCGCTGGATCGTGACCCACACAACGGAGGATGTAGCGATGATGCTGGACCAGATCGACGCCGAGATCGACGGCACCGGATTGCCAGTCTGTCCGCTGTGCAATGGTGACGAGGGCTTCACGATGAGCAGGGGCAACCCCGACGAGTACTGGGAAGCCTGCACGCATTGCGGCGGCTCGGGGCGCTACTCATGACCGACCCGGGGATCGAGGCGTTCCGCCGGGTCACACCGGAGGGGGAGCTGTGGGGTCACACGTGGACCCCGAAGCCGCAGCCGACCACGCGCTGGTGGCGTGCCGGGGAGCTGGCCGCACCGCCCGGCAACACCGACCACTACGTCAGCATGGGCCTCACCGAGCAGCCGGGCACCGAGCGCACCCGCGCCAAGCAGGCCGACGTGACAGCGCTCCTCGCCGGCGCGTGGGCCGACGTCGATGTGGTCAGGCCGTGGCACGCGAAGCCGGGCCTGGCGACGACGCACGACGAGGCGCTCGGGGCCCTCACTGCGGCGATGATGCCGACGGTGGCGCTGCGCACCCCGGGCGGTGTCCAGGGCTTCTGGCTGTGTGAGACGGCGATCGAGCTGGAGCCCGCCGCGATGCGCCAGCACCTCACCGACGTCGGCGCCACGTTCCAGGCGCACAGCGACGTCGTGTTCGATGCGGTGTGGAATGCCGACCGCCTGATGCGGCTGCCGGGGTCGGTGCACTACGGCTCCGGCGAGCCCGTCGACGTGGTGACACTGTGGGCCGACGGGCCGTGGTGGGATCTTGACTCCCTCGGGGCGCGCCTCGTCGATGCGGGCGCCGGGCAGATCATGTCGCGTGCCGCGACCGACGCGTACCGCGCGATCGAGCTGCCAGCGATGTCGCAGCGCGAGGCGGCGACGGCCCTGAAAATGAACCCGGCGCTGTTCGACGCGGCCGAGATGATGGCCGGGTCAAAGTGGTCGGTGACGTGGGCGGGACGGCGCACCGACATGAAGGACAACTCTGCGTCGGGCCACGATATGGCGGTGGCGTCGTGGGCGGTGCAGGTCGAGGGGATCACCGACACCGAGATTGCCGAGCTCGTCGCGGCGCGCCGCCAGGCTTCGGGCGCGAAGGAGAAGCCGCGGCTGACCGACTACCTGCGCAGGACGATCGCGAACGTGAGGGCGGGACAGCAGCGTGAGCAGGCCGTCGCCCACATCGAGCAGGCGGCGACCGCAGCGGCCGACGACATCACCGACGCCGCGGTGGTCGGCGACGTGCCGCCGGACCCGCTGGGCTCGCTGTCCAAGGTGCTCGGCGTGAAGGTCGATCGGGTGATCCGGCGCAGTGTGCCGGATGCGCCGGAGTCGACGTCGTGGCATCTCGTGTCGGGCGGTGTGGTGTCGGGCGGCATGACGGCGGCACAGACCGCGTCGGCCGCGGCGATGTGGCGCACGATCGTCGCCAGCTTCGACAAGGTGCCACCTCGCGCGATGATGAAGCCGGAGACGTGGGACAGGGTGCTCCAGCTGGTGCTCAATGTGGCGGAGCCGGAGGTGCTGAGCGACGAGGCCGACCCGGTGAGCCTGGCCCGCCACACGCTGCGCGCCCTCGCGGAGAAGACGGCGGACGGCATGGCGGGCGGGTTCACGCCGCACCATGACGGCCAGACGGCGGCGTTCGCGCCGTCGGATTGCGAGCTGCTGCTACGCCGCGATTGGGTGCGAGCGAGGATGCACGACGCGAAGATCACGGACCGCGACTACGGCACGGCGGCGCAGTCGCTTGGCTGGACGTCGGAGCGCCCGACGATCGCCCCGCACGGCCGGGTCTACGTGTGGTCGGTGCCGCTGAGCTGCCTCTCCTAATCCACTTGTCATGACAAGCGGAGTCGTGTAAGGTGGTCGGTGTCGAGGGGAGACGCCCCGAGACACGGAGGACATCATGAGCACCGACTACATCGCACTGGCCACCGAGGCGCTGACCGCCGAGGGGCCCGACGCCTACCTCGGCGCTAACGTCGACCAGCTGGCCACGTTCCTGCGGAACAACCCCATGCTGTGGACCTGCGACGAGGACGGCTGGACGACTCAGCCGGAGTTCGACGCCGCCCTGCGCTCATGGGCCGCCGAGGCGGCGTCGTGATGCCGCTGAGCCTGACTGACGCCGACCTCGACGCCATCCGGCAGGTCGTCGCCGAGGAGATCAGCCGCAACAACGTGGCGCTGCACGGCGACCTCGACGACCCGACCGACGGCCCGCTCGACCAGGCGGCGCTCCGCCGCCACAGTGACGCCGTGGACCTGGTGCGCCAGGACACGCAGGCGCACTGCATGGCGTGTGGACACAGGGGCGAGGTGGCGCCGTGAGCACCGTCACCGACTGCACGCGCTGCGAGGACACCGGCGTCGAGCCGTTCGACGTCGCCGCGCTGACCGATGCCGAGCTGGTCGCCCATGTGGAGGCGGCCGACATCGAGGGCCACATCGAGACGGACTGCCACGTGAGCTACGGCTCGTCGCAACCCGGCACCGTGTACGTCATGGAGCCCGGCACGGTGTCGGGCGACTGGGGCGACGACGTGGTGGCGGCGCTGGGCGTGTGGGTCCACACGGTCGACGTCGACACGACGACCGTCGAGGTCACCGACAGCATCGAGAGGTTCACATGACCGCTCCAATCCGAGGCCAGCGGCGTCCGGGTGTCCCGTCGCTGGTGCTGCCCGGTGACCCTGACGGGTGCGGGTGGTTCGCTATCGGTGGGGGCGAGTATGTGCCGTTCCCGTCGCCACCCACCGGACACCCAGCGCGGGAGCGGCGCACCGTCCGCTACGTGGGCCGCCCGACCCGCTGGGGCAACCCCTACCGGGTAGTCAAAGGACGGTCCGGTCTGCTCGGTGTCATCACCCCGGACGAGCAGGTGGTGAACCTCCGCACCGACTGCACTGGCTCCGAGGCGGCACGGGTTGCGGTGCGAGGCTTTCAGCACCACCTCGATCACCTCGACAGGTCGAAGCCTCGCGCTGTTCTCGCCCGCCATCTCGCCCCGCTGGTGACCGCTGACGTGCTCTCCTGCTGGTGCCCGCTCGATGCCCCGTGCCACGCGGACACGCTGTGTGATCTGGTGGGCCGCCTCCGGTCCGGTGTCCTGGTGCCGGGTCTGGTGGCCACGCCGGGCGCCTGCGGCGGTGCGCTACGGGTCGACGGCACAGAGTGGGCTGTCGCAGAGATCGCGAGCAACGTGAGCAGCTGGCTGGACGCTGGCATGTGTCGCAACGACATGGTGCTCCAGACGGCTGCCACCTACAGCCTCGACCCTGATCTGGTGCGTCTCGCAGCACAGGTCGGGGGTGCGCTGTGAGCCGAGGGCGAGTGCACGGTCTGCGAGGGCGGCGGCGGGTGGTGGCAACTTGAGCCCGACGCCGACACGTGGCGGCTAGTGGAGTGCGAGCATTGCGACCGTACCGGCATCGAGCCGGACCCGGGGCCGATCGAGGAGGAGTACCTGTGAGCGACATCATCCCAACCCCCGAGACGGCGGCGCTTGCTGCGGCGGTGCTGCGGCGAGTGGACGGGCTCGGGGCGACGCGAGGCGTCGTGCTCCCGTTGCTGGAGGCGATCGCGGCGGGCCGGGTGTTCGAGGTCCGCCCCGAGCGCTCGGGGTGCGAGCCTGCCCCGCCGGGCCGCAAGCAGCGCACCGCCTACGACGCCATGATCGAGGCCGCCGCCGAGGGGGGTGCGCTCGACGAGTTCTAGCGCTTCGCCTTGGTGACGGCCTCGACCTCGGCGACCACGGCGCCGAGCGTCATCGGGCCGACCTTACCGTCAACGACGAGGCGCTTCTTGCGCTGGAACACCGACACCGCCCGTAGTGTGGCGTCGCCGAACACGCCATCCTCGTCGAGGCGGGCGAAGCCGGACTTGCAGGCGATGATGTTGAGTAGCGCCTGGAAGAACCGGAGGTCGTCGCCCGACATGCCGTGGCGCAGGATGCGTGTTCCCTCGACGGCCACTGTGCGGCGCTGTTCGGCGGGGCCGGTGTCGGTCACGGAGATGTAGCCAACGATCCGGGAGCGTCGTTTCATTTCAAGGACGCGGCCACCGGTGCGCGACCCGGTCGTGTCAGTGTTGCCCTCCAGCGTGTGGATGCGCCCGTCGCCGAGCACGCCCTGGACGATCCCGGTATGTGACGGGCGGCCGATGAAGTCGTAGAGCACGATGTCGCCGCGCTTGGGCTTGTCGGTCCATGACCCGTCGCGGCGTGCCCAGTTGACCGCCGAGGGGCAGTAGGCGAACCCTGACCGTTTCGTGTCCTGCATCTTGGGGAGCGGATGGCCGGCGCGGTCGAAGCACCATGACACGTACATGCCGCACCACGGCCCGGCGTACCCCCACCAGTCGGAGTACTTGACTTTGTTGGAGTAGGCGGGCGATTCGGCGGTGCCGATTTCGGCGCGTGCGACTGCGATGACCTTCTCGATGTCGGCGAAGATCGTCACGACTCGAACACCTCCCACTCGCTGTCGGTCATGTAGATCACGTCGCCGGTCTGCGGGCCGTCGTCGGGGTCGGGTGCGTTGTCGGTGTTGACGAGCAGCTCGTCAGCGTTGTCCATCACACGAGCCTAGCGGCGATGCTGGCGGCGATCTCGGGGCTGAACACATCGGCCATCGCAGCCTCAATGTCGGAGCGCTCCACGTCGAGCGCGTTGACCCGTTCCGCTTCGGCCTGCGCGAACGCTTCGAGTGCGTCGGTATGGGCCCGTTCGGCGGCGTCCATGTCGGCGGCCGAGACCTCGTCGCAGCCGTCGAGCTCGTCGGGGATATCGTCGCCGTCGGCGGTGACGGCGAACGGTGGTCCGCCGTCGCGCGAAAAATAGCGGGTGGTGTTCATTCGTCGCCTCCTGAGTCGTGGCGCAGCACGGTGATAGTACTGGCCGATGTGGTGATGATGCCGGACCCTGCGCCGACGAGCGTGGCGACGGCTTGCTTCCGCCACCGGATCGTGGCCGACTGGCCGGGCAAAAGGTACGCGCTGTTGTAGCTGGGCTGCAGCGCGAAGCCGAACTTGACGCCACCGGACAGCACCCCCGCGCCTTCGGCGTGTGTCTTCCACCCGGTGTCGAACCCGCCACTGGGCGAAACGGTCAGCTCGACGCGGGCCTGCAATGAGAACTCGTCGCCGTTGGTGACGTTGAAGACGGCGCGGCCGTGGTCGGCCAGGAACGTCCACAGTCCTGAGCGGCACCCGACATTCGTCACGGACCAGGTGAGGTCTTCCATGAGCCACTGACCGGTGCCGCCGAGGCTGGCCGGTGTGGCTGACGCGTTGACGCCGGTGATCGTGGCGGCCTGGGTGTGGTAGCCGGGCTGGGATGCCCACAACGTGCCGCCGCTGTCGATGTGGAGCCCCTGACCGCACCCGGCGCCGGACGGCTGCTCCTTGGTGCCGAGCCCGAACGGGCGCCGCGTCTTCACCGACGCGAGGCAGGTCGCCGCAGAGACGGCGAGACCGCCTGTGGGGTCGGGGTTGAGCGCGGGGTTTCCGTCGCCGTCGAGCTTCAGCCCGGCGCCGAGGCAGTTGCTGCAGGCCATCAGGTCTCCTTGATGGTGGGGGTGACTCGCCCTCGTGTGGCGATCGCGAGCAGGAACGCTGCGACAGGGTTGACCACGCCAACGAGGACCGCGGCGGTCGCCGGATCCACATCGACGAGGGCCAGCACGGCGGCGAGGATGGCGTTCACGGCGACGACCCCGGCGCCCATGATGACCATGACGGGCTCGGACTTGACGGGCAGCTCGATCATGTGGGCATCCTACCAGCGATCGTGTCGGGGTCGTGGCGTGCCCAGATCGTGTTGATCAGCGCCTGGTCGGCGCCGGCGGCGGCCTCGGCAAGCGACTTCATGGCCATCGCTCGCCCTTCGGCGACGAGGGCACGCCGCTCGGAGCGCTCGGAGCGTCGCCCCATCTCGATGATGCCTTCGGACTGCTCGTCGATGCGGCCCCGCAGTCGCTCGAGGTCGACCCGGAGCGCTGCGATCTGCTTCTCACACTGTGTGCGCTCGTCGACCCGTGCCGCTTGGATGGCTACCTCTTCGGCGGTGGTGTCGTCGCGCCCGGCTTCGATGCGGAGCTGGGTCGACTTGTACCGCTCGCGGAGGATGGCGACGGTGCCCGCAGTCAGCGCCCCGATGATGGTGGCGATGTAGCCGAACGAGTCGCGGAGCAGGTCACCCATCATGCTGGTTGGCGGGGCCAACGGTGAGAGGCGAGATCACAGAGAGCCCAATGAGCGCCATGAAGCCGTACCCGAACGCGCCGGAGATCGACCAGTTGTGCCCCGCTGCGGCGTCCCAGACGAGCGACGCCGACCACGATGCCCAGATGCCCGACTGGACCATGATCACAAAGTCGAGGGTGCGACGGGACCGCCGGGCGATCGACACGGCACCGATGACGGCGATGAAGATGAGTGCGGTGCCGCCGAACCGTATCGAGACCCACGACGACAGCTCGCGCCACACGTCGGGGGAGAAGACGCGGGTCGGCCAGATGACCGTAGCGATGCCCATGCAGAACTGGTAGGCGACGAGCAGGACGGCGGCGCCGAGCTGGAGGCGCTTCAGCCATTCCGTCCACGCGGCGAGACGGCGCAGCGAGTCGTTCAGCTCACCGACCAGCCGCGCGTGCTCGCTGTCTGTCATACACTCACAGTAGCAGCGTCAACGCTGAGGGCCCTCTCGTGACCACCCTGCGTGATGCCGACGTGCAGCGCGGTGATCTCGCACGGCCCGGCGAGTGTGATGCCGGCGCGGGTGTCGACGTCGACGCGGATGACGGCCCCGGGCCGCCACGCGTCCCAGTCGCCGAGCTCCACGCCGGACCGTAGCGAGATGGCGGCGTCGCCGTCGGTGGCGTTGGACGACAGGAGGCGCCGCGGGCCCCGCCCGTTCGTCTCGCCGGTGTCGGCCCACGTTGTGGACCGGGCGAGGTAGTCGGCGCGGGGGTCGCCCTGGCTGAGCGTGGCAGCGCGCTCGCCCCACATGCCGGGCGAGACGTGGTAGGTGGTGTCGCCGATGATGGTCGACGCGTAGCCGAGCCCGTCGACGAACACGGCGGGTGGCTCGTCCCAGTCCGCCTCGGTGAGCGTGACGCCCGGCGAGGCGAACGGCGCGGCGCCGACCTGGAGTATCCCGGCGCGGGCGGTCCAGCGGGCGTCGCTCGACTCGATGTCGGAGCCGATGAGTATGTTGGTCGACGTGTAGGGCGTGCTTTGCGGTGCGGCGTGGACGTCGAGCCCGACGGCGCCTTGCGCGTCGGCCTGCTCGACGAGCTGGCGCACGACGCTGGCGGCGTCGCCTTGCGCCGCCGCGGGGCGGCGTCGGTCCATGACCCAGCGCATCCGGTCGTGTGCGGCGACGGTGAGCTGCCCGGCTGTGGCGCCGACGGCGACGATCGGCCCGGCGAAGGTGGCCACGCCGTCGCGGGTCAGGTGAAGCTCGTGGAGCCACGGCGTGACCGCGACGGGCGCGGCGCACCCGTCGAGGGTGAGCGACACGACGGCGACGTCGGAGAGCCGGTGGTCGAGGCTGCCGACGACGATGCTGTCGGGAGGGATAGCCCACACGGTCGGCCCGCCGCGTTGGACGATCTTGGCGTCCCAGCGGGCACACAGCGCGGCGGTCAT